TGACTGTTTGTAAAGTTCAAGATAATTCATTGCATTTTGCCTTTCTTCATCGGTTAATTTATTCCACTTCTTTTTTAACTTTTGCTTATCCCCTACCTTTTTATCATATTCATTCCAAAACCATTCAAAATCTATATTTATATTTTCATTTATAGTTATAGTTCTATTTTCAGTTTCAGTTTCCATATGCTCAGCATATGCTTCGCTAGTGCTTTCTTTTTTAGGTGATTTAGCGTTATTTCGCCTACTTTCACTAAATTTTTGCCTTCTAATGGTTTCATTAAACATTCTTTCATTGTAGTATAAACCATCTTCAACTTTAAATTTATCCCAAATCTCATTATCATATGCTTTACATATGCTTAGCATATCCTTTTCACTTAATTTGCCTTTTTGATGTTGTAAGCACAAAAGTCTAATGTATTTGCCAACCTGTTCATTATCCATTGTAAATGTGCCACTAAGAAAATCGCTTGTGTAAAATAACACCGCTGGGTCTTTAGCCATAAAATAAAAAAGGCTCTCGGCATCCACCCCAGTAGGATTAGGGTTTCAGCTTTGAGCCAATAAGTTTTAGTTAGGATATCCTACATCCTTTGTACAAAAATACTACTTATTTACCATTAATTCAAATTCATTTATAGCCTTAAAAATCTCATAAGCAACTTGTGGAACTATTGCGTTTCCATATGCCATTAAAGATTCTTTTCGGTATTTTGAAATACTGATAAAGTCCAATTCGGTGGGAAGCCCATCATCTTTTCCACAAATAGCGGATTCAGTTGTGAATGTGTCCCATACATTTGGTTGATTACACTTGGTAAATCCGAGTTCCCCTCCCAGTTTTCCGTTTGCCATCTTGGTTGAAAATCCGATTTGGTTGGAGTAGGCAACAAACCAAACTCTATCCCTTCGGTGTGGTGCGTTTTTGGCACAAGCTGGAAGTATAAACGCTTGTACTTCGTACCCTTTAGCTTCCAAGTCAACTTGCACCTCGTTGAAGACCAATCCCCCATTCCAATTAGTAAGTCCGAGAACGTTTTCGCCCACAACCCAACGTGGTTGAACTTCTTGAATTGTTCTAAGCATTTCTGGCCAGAGATGGCGTTCATCTTCATTACCAAGTCTTTTTCCTGCACTTGAGTAGGGTTGGCAAGGAAATCCTCCTGTAAGGATGTCGACTTGTCCTCTATGAATAGAGAAGTTTGTTTTAGTAATGTCATTGTAACTAATTGAATTTGGGAAATGATGTTTTAATACTTGTTGACCAAATGGATTCCATTCGCAATGAAATAGATTTTTCCATCCCATCCATTCCGCTGCTAAGTCAAATCCTCCGATTCCACTAAATAATGATGCGTGTGTCATATTGAATATTGAGCAACTTGCTTCTTATTTTTCAGCTTAACAATGGTTGTTTTTATGTTCATACCATCATTTCTAAGGTCAGCAATTCGTGCTGCTAATCTAAAGCATCCGAACTTGTTTAAAGCATCAATTGGGGTTAATTTTCTACCCTTATTTAGGTAGTTTGCGATTTGTTGGTTTTGGCTCATAGTTGTAGGTTTTAAATTAATACTTTTTTTATTTCATTAGGTTTAATTATTTCTAATTCTTGTCTATCAAATACATCATAACATATCAAATACTTTGTAACTGATATTACACTAAATAATTCATCTCTACCATAATAACCATCAGATGTTCCAACATATTTAGTTATTTTTTCTTGACAAAGTATCTTGTCTAATATCGTACATTCAATGTCTATTGGTTTATCATCTCTACACAACATTGGATGTTTTTTATTTATTATTATTTTTTTACCAATCATATTGTAGGTTTTAAATTTGCGCTTTACGTTATCGCCCAACGTGGGGTTGTTTTAGAATGGTAAATCGTCTTCTGATTCTTGTTGGTTTACTGCAAATTCCTTTTTAGCGGTTGGTGCGTTATAAGAAACTTGCTTACCTCTGCCACAATAGTTTTTCTTAGCTTTTTCTGCTCTTTCCTCCATTGTTTGGTTGTTCCATACTGTGTGCGTGTTTCCTTTTTCATCTGGTTGCTTTAAAAAGTCGGTAGCTACGTTTGCGTAGTGTTTGCCATTTTTAGCTTCTTTCCAGTTAATTTCCTCTTTGCAAATGTTTAATACAATCATTGTTTTTAGTTTTGGTGTTTATTAATTTGTTGTTGTTCTATTTCGTTTTGTCTATCTTGTTCTAATTCTTCTTCGTCTTCCTCCTCCCAGTCGCAATGTTCTAAACAATCTGGACAAATTCCAATTTCATCAAAGGTGGTGTGTGCGCCGCAGCAAGTTGAATAAGGCATAATTAATCGTTTAAATAGTTTTCAAATACTTCAAATTTATCAGCTAACATTTTATAAGGAACATAATCCCTTTTAGGCTGCTCTAATAACTCTGGAAAGTGTTTTTGTTTATGAAGCTTAAGTTTATACTTAGCTAAATTTAATTGATGAATCATTTCCGATGCGTTTTGTGGATAGCTTGTATCAACTTTATAATTCCAGAACTTAACTGCTTCCCTTAAATCCCATAATCTTGTTAATGGTGTCATAAAGTTTGTTTTTTCTTGGTAAATAATTTAGTTACTTCTTTGTCGGCTAATTCTTGATTCAATGTATAAAGTTCAGCCAATTCGTTTGTGCTTATGCATAAATCAATAGCTAACTCCAAATCATCAAGATTATCGTGTGTTTTAATGTAGGCTGGTTTTTCATCACTTTGCGCCATTTCATCACCTGTATAAAGTCCGCTTAAATCTTGTGGGTAAGCCTTTCTTAAAGCTAATGCTTCTGCAACTTTACTAAGCATTGTATGTGGCATCTTCGCCCATAAGCCCATTGGTTTGCCTTCGTTTGTGCGTTGGCAGTATTCATCCCAATAAGCTACTCCAACGGCTGCTTCATACCTTAAATCGCCGTGAAATCTAAATACTGATACCTTACAAGAAATTAACTTACCATCTTGTTCTACAAATACAGGTTCGCTTTGTCCACCATAGTTTCCGCTACGTTCAGCGATTACTCGGAATCCATCAATGCTTGTTTGAATGGTCATTTTTTTAGACCATCCGTTTTGCGTTTTTACGTTCCTGTGAATGCAATAAATCTGCCTTGATAATGCATCAAGTCCTGTCCTTTGTGCTTGATAAAGAAATAGCTTTAGTTCATCAACTGTTGCTTCTGGAGCAATCTGCGATTTTACTAACTCTACTTGGTCTTTCGTGTACGAAAGTTGTGGCTTTTTAGCCAGTTGTTGTTCGTTCATATTGGTTGGTTTTAGAGTTTAAAATTAACTACTTTGGTGTTAATAACCAAATTAAATAAGCACATTTAAGTTGAAAACATCCTTTTTTATGGTATCATCAAACTTATTTGACAATTGACCTTTAATCTTTTGGATTGAGTGTAATACTGTTGTCCTATCCCTGTTAAACAATTTAGCTATTTCCTCGCCGTTTAATTCAGTTTTTTCTTTGGTAAAGTACATAGTCATTTGTCTTGCCAAAGTAACTTCCTCGCCCCTGTATTTGGACATCATTTTTCCATAGTTAATTTGGTAATAATTGCACACTTTTTCGGCTATTTGAATTGCATACTCCTTTTGTTGTTCTTTGTCCATTCTTATTGTTTTTATGTTTAAATGTTTGTCTAATAAATCCTTTAATTGATTTATTTCTTGCTTTAGTTTTTTGTTCTTTTCTCGCAAAACCTCTATTTCAAGTTCTGCGATATACGTTTTGTGTACTTCTCTCATAATGCTTTTATTTCTTTTATTATTTTTTCCCAAAGTAAATATTTTATAGCATCGTGTTCTATTTGATATTCACCTTGTACTTCATAAGCACATACCAAAGCACATTGTTTTCTAATTTCAAGTAAATCATTGTAAGAATATCCATTATTAATTGGTATAAAATTAAATTTGGCTATTAAGTATTCTGCGGTTTCTTTTGGATTCATATTAAAAGTGTAAAAGGTTTATTGGTAACATAAAGTCTTCGGTTAAGGTATAAAGGTCCAGAATCAAGTAATGGTAGCTTTTAAGGATTCTGCGCTGGATGTCATTCATCCTTGCAATCTTGATTAGTAAATCTTCCTCGCTAATCATTGTCCTTGTATCATCCAAGCCTCGCCTCCATTCAGCAAGGTCAGCCTCAAATAGATTTTGCCTTCCTTGTGCTTGTTTTAGCAGTTCCAGTAGCGTTGTTGCTCTTTTGTGCAACTTCAGTTGTTTCTCTTGATAGATTAGTTTGCTCATATTGTTTTAGGATTTTATAAACCAACTTACTAAGCGTTATGCCTTTGTTGTCGGCTTCGGTTTGCAGATTAGTCTTGATTTGATTCGTTACTAATGTTGTTATTAATGTTTTCATAGCTTTCTTTAATTCCTATGGCTAAATTTAAACAGGCTTCAACTGTTTCTTTTACATAGCCAGAGGGCATATTAATTAATTGGTTTTCTAATGTCTTAATAAATAATTGAATTGGTGTCATAAGTTAAAGGTTTTGAAGGATTGCGGTAATTAAAAATGCCACGCATACAATAATAAATGCGTAAAGCGGTTTGATGCTTTCAGCTTTGTAGCGTTCATTTGCTTTCTCTTGTGGTGTTTTTAGTCTGTTCATATTGGTTGTTTTTGGTTTATGATTCAAAGATAGGGTAAAACCTTATAACTTTATCAAACAAGCCAATTATTTTAAAAAAATGTGATGAACGGCAAATAATAAGGATAAATGGTTCAATTTGACTTATAAGGGATAAATATGTGTCAAATAGTGCGTTTTATGACACATAAAAAAACCCCGAAATAAGAATAAATCGGGGTCTAAACCTAAGTTCTCCAATATGAAAGCCAAAGATATATAAAAAACCCCACCTTTTTAGGGGTGAGGAACTATGAACGAACAACTATTTAGAACCATCTTGCAATGGTGTATCGTTAGAATTATCAACCATTCGGTATCCTTGTTGCCAAAGAACCTTACATAAAGTTACGCTTTTCTCAATAATTGCATCTTCGTCATCCATTGGATTAAGTATATGCAAACACTCGTGCAACAGGATTTCAAGCTGCTTCTTGCCCTTTAGCCGTGAGTCAATATAAACAACACCATCACTTTCAGCAATGCCGTGAGCCTGTTCCCTACCTAATTTGCGATATATAACTTTAATCTTCATCTTTTAATAAAGCTAAATCTGGTCTATCTATTTCTTTAAATATAAGTTTCTCACCACCTCTTATTTTGCCTAAGGTTAACTTGATGTCTTGTTCTAACTCGTGAAGCTCAATTAGTTTAGCAACCAACCATTGTTCTTGTTGTAGTGATGTCAATTTTGCAAAGTTTTTAGGGTATCTCATATTAGAAAATTTTGTTTTTATAGATTCTTTTATTTTGCACTGAGTAGTAACCTTCAACATCTTTTTCTAAAATCGCAAACCCTTGTGAGTAATTATCAACGTGCTTACAATATTCCACGTTGCTATGCATAAGGTGGCCCGTTGTCCAGCAAGTAAATACTTCCTCATCAAATTGATTCTTTGTTGTGTAAGATTGTACTTGGTGAACGTGCGAAGCTATTGCCGACTGCTTAACCCTATCATATAAAGTCTTTGCTGGATTTACACCGCTTCCCCTTCTAAATGTAGTATCGCCGTGAATGATAGGTAACTTGCCGAACTTAACATGGTCTATATTTTTAATTGGAATAATGTTAAAAGTATTTAGCATTAAGATTTCCTCAATGTCAAACTTACCGCTTAACCCTAACAATTCTGGTGCTTTGGTTCGCATATATCTTTCATACCTAAATTCGTGATTTGCATCTAAGTTGTAGTAAATAGGAATCAAAGGAAAACTTGCTCTTATAAATCCAAGCATTTCAATTATTGCCTCGTATTCCTCATCAAACTTTCTTACTCTTGGGTCTTTTTGGAAATCACTCAATTGGTAAAAGTCAACCAAATCGCCATTGATAAATAATGAATCAATCTTTTGTTCCTGTAAGTATTTAAAGCAAACCTCAATAGCTTTAGGGTCGTGAAATGGCACTTGTAGGTCGCTTATAAAACCCATCTTCTTTATTCCTATCGGTAAACAATAAACAACCTTTTCTTCTACCCAAGTAGGTGGCTGCACAAAGTTTGAAGCAGTACGTTTAAAATCTTCTATAAATTGCTTGTTAGTTCCTTTTACACTTTTTGTTTCACCTGTCTTACCCCTGTAATAACGTACCAAATAACGTACGTTTTCGTGATTGTCAAAGTGTGCTGATTGCTCCTTCATAATCAAAGAAGCTAAAGTGTTAGACGGCATCCATTGAGGATATTTGGCTAAATAGTCCAAGACTATCTGTCCACTCATTGTTGTTTTGCTTCCGCCTTTCTTTTTTGTTGTTGTCATAGGTTTATTTTTAGGTTAGTGAGTTTAGTTCTTTTCTTTTTCTCCAAATCTCCTTAACTACATTTCTAATTTTTTCACGAGTTTCTAATGAATATTTTTTGCCTGTATGTGCTTTTCTTAATTTTTCTTTTGTGGCGTCTGTATGTTTTTTACCCGTATTTGCTAATCTTAATTTTTCAATTTGCTCTTTGTTAATTATATGACCTTTATTAGCTAATCTTATTTTTTGTTTAGTTTCTTCACTACAAGGTCTTTTACCAGCTTCCCTTATTTTTTCTATTGCTTCTTTTGTATGTTTTGTACCTTTAAACCTTTCACTTAATATTTTCTTAGTTTTTTCACTATGTATAATACCTAATACACCTTCTCCGCCATCAGTTAAATTTGATAAAGTCCCATTATTTTTATCAATTCTCCCATATATAGAAATAAATTCTATTTCCTTATTTAATGCTTCTTCCCAACTAATATTATCACATAGTATTTCAACCTCATAATTTGTTTTAGTAATAATATCATTCCATATTTTATTTCTGCCGTGCCTATCATTTGCTCTTTTATATGAATTATCACTACCTATTCCAATATAAAAGGGTTCGTTTTTATCAAGCCTAATATGTCTATAAACGTATGCCATATTAAATAATTGAGTTTAAAATCAAATCAGCCTCTTCCTCCCTCCTTTTGACAAGCCCATCCATTGAAATATTTTCCCAAAGTCTTTTAGACCTTTCTATTTGGTCAGCTATGCCTTCGTAGTCTTTTTTTGCTACAAGGTCAACAATTGCCCTCATTTCCTTTCGCCTATCGCCATTTAATTTATTACCCCTGTTATAAATCATTGAAACCAACGCACCTCTTGTGTCCTCGTTTAAAGTGTCAAGTTCTGGATAAATAGCCTTTGTCAAAGCATAATACTTAGGTAGCGACTTATTAACGAACACATCGTATGCAAAATTGTATGGAATTCTAACTTGTAGTATTTCGCCACGCATCATTGATTTAACGGCTTCACCTTTTATCCCTACCACTTTTCTTAACGCATTAATAAAGTTTAAATTTAAGCCTTGCCAGTCGCTAAAGAACTGCTTTTCGGTTACATAACCCAAATCGTAGCCGAGACCAATTGTGCAGCCCGAATCGCCTCCAGCCCAAATAGGCTTTTGGTATCTTTTTTCATACACGGCGCGTCCTCCAACCTCGTGCTTAATTATCATTTCAATTGCCTTCTTGGATATCATATTACTTGATTTATGAAGTAAACTAATCCAATTACCCACAATACAAAACCAATTGCAAATGCTCTTTTTTCGTTGTTTTCCATTATTTACTGAATTTATCAATAGTTGTTAATCCTGCAAATGCCATAGTCATATAAAATACCAAATCCCCTAAATGGTCATCTTTACTAATCATAAAAGTTAGATAAAGACAAATAGCACCTATGAAAGCTAAAATCCTTTTGTGGCTCATAGCACCAACTTCATCACTAAACATTGAAATAATAAACTTTTTCATATTAAAACTTTTTATAGTAACCGAAAGAATATCCGTTCATTGTTGCCGTTGCCGTATATAAGGTATTTTTAGCCGTTTTAAGCGCAATTGAACCGCCAACACCAATTTGTCCGTTAGAATGCTTTAAATCGCCTATAAACCCCAAATAAAGCTGGTTCTTTGACTTTTGCTCTATTAACTTGGTAATTGTTATCGTAGGTAAGTTAAAATTGGCACTAAAACCTCTGCCTTGTATCTTGTTTTGACTGATTGTGTCTTGTATGTATGCGTATCCTAAAGAGTCTATGCGCATAGTATCGGAATAAACCTTTACTTGGTTATAATCCTTTACGATTGTAATTGTGTCCGTTTCAACTATGTAAATTGTGTCTAAAACTACAAAAGGGATTGAATTTCCCTTTATAAACTTAGTAAAAGTTTTCTCTTGGTAAACTGTATCTGTTAAGATTACAGGTTCACTTTTGGTGTATCGTGCATCACTTGCGACAAAAAAGATTAGAACCGCCGTTAATAGAACGATTACTATCTCTTTCATTACTTAAATCTTTTAGTAGCTTTAATGTAATATCTCGCTGCTAAAATACCAGAAACAATAGCAATCAAACTCGCTATTAAAGAAACTATGGGCTGCACATTTGCAACACTAATAAATGCGGATGTTCCGCTAACAATAGTTAATAAGTCCGATTGATTGCTATTATGTACCATTACGCTTCAGTTGATTCTTGTGGTGGATTTTGTTCTTGTGCAATTTTGCCCAAATAACCTAAAATTGGATTAGCAAACTTTGCTGGGATTTCCATTAAATAGGCTTCTAATTCTTTGATTTGCTCTGTTGTTAATTGTATCATAGTTTTAATTTTATATACAAATATAGTTAAATACTTTAAATTTCCTATGGGTTAGAAAATGGGAGTGGAAGTACCACAATAGGTGGATTAACTTGATTCTCTATTTGAGCATCTAAATTAAGGTCTAAAGCAGCAACATCTATTGAAGCATCCAACCAACCACAAACAATGTCATAGGTTAAGTCCTCGTAAGGGATAAAGTTAGAAACATCATCCTTTGAGAATGATTGAGAACCATAGACCGAAGCAAAGTATTCTATTCCGTTAATTGTTTCTTTAGCGTTACGATTCCAATGTGCGACAACAACAAAGTCAGTTAAATTTCCATCTTGTGGAACGCAGTCTAATTGATTAATGTACCAATATTTCATATTATTTATTTTCTAATTGTTTAATTCTTGCTTCTAATTCTTGTATGCTTTTAACTAATATAGGCACTATTTTAGAATAGTCAACACCTTGCATTTGTTCTGCATCTTTTTGACCACCAACTGCATAAGGTATTACTTCTTGAAGTTCGTGAGCCATTACACCATAGTTTCTACTATTATCAACATTCCAAGCAAAATCGTAAGTTTTAATTTTAGATATTAACTCTAAACCATTGTAATCTTTTAAGTCATTCTTTAATCTATAATCAGAAGTTGTATAATATGAAGTTGAACTACCACTTGTTCTTATAGAACCTACTAATCCATTACCATTTGTAAAAATAAGATTAAAAGTATCTGCTGTTCCTGTATGAACGCACTCTAAAGTATTAGCAGATGCGCCACCAAAAAGAACAAGTTTAGAAGAATTACCATTACTTGTTGTACCAACTAATACATCACCCCCCGATGTGATTGTCATTGCTTGATTGGTAATACCTGTAGCATAGGAATTAGAAGTACCAAATGACATAGTACTACCATCTCCAAATAATCCAACTGCTATTCTTGCTAATGGCACACCGTAAGAAGTAGAACCAAAATCAATAGTATTATAACCGCTTCCGTCATATCCTTGACTTTGTAAATATAAATGATTAGGCGTTTGTGTTAAAAAAGAAGATAACCTTGTTTTATATACAGTTAATGTTGTTGCAGGACTACTCGTTCCGATTCCAACGTTACCACCGCTTGTGATAACTAGGTTTCTATTATATGCGCCACCATAAGTATGACCTAAGTATAAATAATTACTTGCGTTATCCCATTTAAGAAATCCAAATTGACCACTACTACCACTATTTCCAAATTCAAAACCTGCATTAGTACCGCTAAAAGAGTTAAAAACATTTCCTGCAGTTACACTACTTGAGAATGTAGCAGCACCAGTAGAATCTATTGTTTGCCTAACAGTGCCATTTGTAACTAAATGTAATGACCTTGCATTATTAGTACCTAAATATGCAGAATAAGCAGTTGTACCCGTAAATAATGAACTACCATCACTTGCTGCTACTCCAAAATAATTATCACCACTTGTATTGGCTACTTTAAATTGAGTATTAGTTGTTCCAGTTGCAGCATTTAAAACAACTCCGTTTGTATTTGCAGTAAACGTAGCACTTGTACCACTTAAAGCACCAGTAAGCGTACCACCAGTTAAAGGTAGGTAAGCAGATAGGTTGCTTGTAAGGGCTAAAGTACCAGAACTTGCAGGGAATGTGTAAATATAAGAATTTACACTTGGGAAAATAAACCTTGCTCCGCCAGTACCATTTCTTAATCCAAAATTAATTCCATCATCAGCACCCCACATATGAGTATAACCTGCAAGAGAACCGCCATTTGCATTTGTTAAATAAAATCCATTTTGAACAAATTGCGCACCTGTTGTAGTAACATTTGCAGACAAAGTCATAGCTCCATTACTATTGATTGATAATGGAGTAGATGAATTATCGTAAGCAAATATGTCAAAAGTATTTACACCAGCAGCGTAATTATTTCCTATTCTCCATTTATTTGTTCCAGCACTTTGTAATATTGTATAAGCACTATTTGTTCCAGTACCATTTATAATAGGATTTTCACTAAATGTCTTTACCCCTGTAAATGTCTGGCTTCCTTCTAAAAGTGCTAAAGTACCTGATAGGTCTGGTAGAGTATATGTTCTTGATGTATTTGTAGCCCAAGCAGAAAAATCAAAAGTAAATGCCTTTAAGTTACCAGCAGTAGCTTCTTGTGCCATTGTAAATTTACCAGCTAAAGAAGATAAAACAGAATATCCTGTTGAAAAAACAGAACCGCTTGGTAATATTTTAACATTTAAACTTGTTTCTCCAAATACATTATTTGCAGTTAAGTTATTTAAACCTAAATTAACCGAACCTGTTGCTCCTGTATAAGGAACGTATGAACTAAGATCACTTGTTAAAGCGATTGTTCCTGTTGCATCTGGAAATGTATATGAATTATTATTTAAACCAAAGTATAAATTATTAGTATAGTTTGTTGAAAAAGGTCTTGTTATTATTGATATACCTTCACTATTTCCACCAATACCTGTATATAAATTACTTGTAATATTTGGCATTACATCATTTAAAAAACCAATACCAGAATTTGCAGTTATAGGATTATCAAATACTTTAGCACCTGCTATTGTTTGCGCTCCTGTTGTTATTAAACCCCTATTAGAAGCACTTGCGCTTGGTAGGTTAAAAGTATGCGTATCGCCACTTGAAACGATATTAAAGTCAGTTCCGCTTGTTCCTGTGGTTAAATATTGTGATTGGTCAGTTAAGTTGTTTAAAGAAGTCAAACCATTTGAGAAAGTAGTAACAATTTGACAAAGTCTATTATCTTCAGTATAAAGAGTTACAGTCTTAGAAGCTACATTTGCGAATACTCTAACCGCTAACCTATCCGTAACCGCCATTGCAGATAAAGGCATAGCCACACTTGTAAAGTAAGCGTCAACAGTTGTTGTGTTTGTTAATTGCTCTGGAGTAGCTACGTTGGTCGCTAATAAAGTAAAAGTAGAACCATTGTACTTGTAAATCTCAACATAAAAAGAAGCTAATGCACCGCTTGATGCACTTACACTCATAAAGAACTCAACGTTCCAGTTACCACTCGGAATAGACACCACATCTGGGTCATTAGCATCCGTAATAAATTGAGCAATCAAACCATCACTTGAAGTTGAAAAGTTAGTTCCTGTACCTACTATTGCGTTCCTACTCATTTGGTAATAAGTAGAGCCACCAAAAGTGCCTTGATTGACACTTCCGTTTAAATAATAAGAAACCGAGCTACCACCACCACTTGAAGTAGGGAAAATAGCCAAAGTACCATCACCTCTCACATATTGATTTGCAGCACCATCTAAAGCGGTTATTACACCACTATTAGCCACTACTGGACCTTGTATATCCCTAATCTTTGCTTCGCCTGTAACTAAAATTTGACTCATTTATCTAAATTTATAAATATCTTAAACTTGTTTTATTTTCCCTATGTCCATTTAGCCAATTTGACAAAGTTGGTTTTTTGTAGCCTAATTCAAAAGCAGCTTCATTTGTAGAATTATAAATCTTACCATTTGATAAATCTATTACCTTCTTTCTTTTCAATTCATTTGCCGCCTTTAAAGCAATGTGAATTGTATTTCTACCATTTTGTCTTGTTTTTTCGGTTGCTTTATTTAATCCATTATCCCAAGCGTGTTGCATATTTTCTTGATGCGTACACCATTCAAGATTACATAATAAATTATTTGTTTTTACTCCGTCTATATGATTAACAAATCTTTTATCTTCATTTTTTGGTAAATATGTTTTTGCAACAAGCCTATGAATAGAATAAAATTTCCCACCTAATTCATTATAAATGCAAACCGCATTATATCCATTTGTTCGCATTAATGGTTTTAAGTATTTCATTTTTTTAATATTAAACACCTTACCATCAAGACTGACGTAGTAATTTGGATAATTTGTTATTTGCTTCATATAGTTTTTTTTATAATATCTATTGGAAAAGTGCGCGAATATACTCACCATCTTCTAAAGGTCTACCAAAAGTAAGAACCCCTGTTGAACTTATAAACTTAACATCATCACCTGTTGGAGTTCCTGTTGTTAAAATGTTTTGCGCATCCACACCACCTCTTGAAACGTAAAGACAAGCATAGCCTATTGTGTCCGCAAAAGTAATTGATGTTTCGCCACCACTTGCCGTATAACCTTTTGTCTTAACAGGATTTGCACCTACTATAATCACACCACTTGGGTCAACTTCCGTTCCTGTTGTATTGTATGCACCTGTACCTTGTAGGCTAATATTGTAAGTAGCCACATCCTTTTGTGGTGCGTTTATTGATAAACTTGATATATTACAAGTTCCGTTAATAATTGTCAAACCATCAACTCCATTATCCACTACAAACTTAATCTCTATTGGTTCTCTTGCTAACTGCTTTTCTAACATAAACAAATAAGAAAATCCAGTCAAAGTAATCAATCCATCACAAGTTACATTCCAAGTAGCCACATCATTTTTATATTCTCTAAACCAAGCACTTGATTGACTTGTTACCTCTTTTTGATCTACGCTTACATTAAACGTGCAAGTTGTACTACACGCAAAAGCGACATCAACCTCTGGGTCAACATCTGTTCTATGCCAATAAAGCATCACGTTATTTCCTATTACTGCTCCCATATTACAAATTTACGCATTATTAAAATATCTTTTTGGAGTTTCTATGGTAACATCTCCGATGTAATCAATAGTAGCAGTTGAAGCATTATCAACCATTGTAATCTCTAAAAGTTGTATTTGGCTTGTTTCATCCATATAAGGATTTGATGTAAGCCTATTTATTAAAAACTTCTTACCATTATAAGACAAAGCATTTGTGCTTGAATCTTGTATTGTATATGTTTTATCAAGATAAATAAATCCATTTGTTCCAGATATTGCTCCCAAATCACCTTCTAAAGTAGCTATATTCTTATTTAATAAGTTTGAATATTGGCGCATAACTAATTCAGCCAACATACCAAAATCTTCTGGAGGATATCCGTATCTGTACCAATCCCTCCAAATAACACCTTCTTCATCAAATAATAAACCTACATTATTCTCTATTGGTGATGCACCTTGATTTGGATAAATCGCACTATAAGGAATGTCTATATCTGTTGCAATTTGTGATGTTGCACCAATGTTTCTTGTTAATACAACCTGTTTAATTGAAGCATCATTTTGTGTTAGCTTAACGTTCTTTATATATCCACCTGTTGCGCCATTTGCTGCTTCAAACTTAACACCTATTAATCCTTCAATAACTAAACTTAAATCTTGTGAATAACCCATTGGTATATCAATAGTGTTATTAACATAAGTATTAAATGTTGAATATGTAACATCCCTAAAATGTACAGAAGTTGACCAAGTATCATCACTTTTTAAATAATAAGTTACTCCGCCAATGAAAGCAGTTATATAAACTCTTATTTTATCTCCAGCATTTGCACCTTGTAATTCAAAAGATAAAGTTGCACTTGTACCATACATTTTTGGCAAATATTCATAAGCAGTAGGTAGTGCAAAATAGTTTTGTATATAAGCATTTGTGCTACCACCTAAATAAAAAACTTCATATCTATTTGATTGGTCTTCATTTAATATAACCAAAGTTGCTCTTGATGGCGCAACCTCAAACTCACTCCAGCCATTCGCTCTTAATGAAGAACCAGAACCAGTAGTAAATTTAAAAGTTCCGTTATATATATAATTATTAGCATATTCATACGGCAAAGTTGATTCAATAGTTGGGTAACCTTTTCTAACTATTTTGGTTTGACTATTATTTACAAAATGAACATTACCATCTTGATAAGGTTGAATGTTTATTGTATTTGTTAATGTACCATTACCACTTACACTTGGCGCATCTTCAACAACATATCTTGTATAATATATTGTGTCAGCTTGTTGATTCATTGGCAAAATATACCAATCTCCATTTGCTTGGAATAACCTACAACCAAAAGTCTTAATTATATTCTCTAAAATTGTATAATAATCTAATTGATAAAAATCCCTTTTATATTGATACGTTTGACTAAATGGTTCATCCCCACCAGCATCGCCTCTATCAAACATCCCATCTGCATAGTAAGAACAACAAGCATAAATAAATATCATATCTTCAAATGGCAATGCATTTAAGCAAGTACCTATGATGTCAATCAATTTAATTAATGAGTTTACATTTACATCACCATCATAATATATATATCTTAAAAATGAAAGTCCATCAATACAAGCCATACTTACTTCTTGATTACCTGTTGTAAATGGAACTTGAACATAATCGTTAAGTAAAAAACCTCTCCATTTAATTACATTATCAATAACTAATTCAACGTAATATTTTGTTTCATCAAAGTTTAATAAGTCTGGGAAATTATCGTAATCATCTTGGTCAGAAATAATAAAAGACACATTTAACTGCGAAGATATTATAGAAGCAATTGGGTCTTCATTTGTAGCATTTGGTACTAAAGAAACATTTGTTCCTATATATGGAGTAACTGTTGCACCAACATAGCTTTTTTCGTATATCTTAACTATTAATGATGTTTCATTTCTTAACTCTTGCGTTATTGTATATCTTAATCCGTATGCCATTATGCTAAACTAATGTTTTGTCCTTTAAGATTAGATGCCTTCTGCGCTCTATTTGTAGCTAATAATAAATCTTGTCCTCTAAGAACAAATGCACCACCACCATCACCAGCTGCGCCAATTGGATTAAAGTTTGTAAATCCACCGCCACCTCCACCCACAGTTGGTATTCCCAATGCAGTCATAACAGCTTTAAATATTAAAGCCTTAATAATCATTGTGGTCAATTGAGCAATAATTTGTTTAAATGATTGTTCCAATGCTTTACCTATATTTTCACCATTTGCCATAGCTTGAAACATTGCTTCAAATGCTGGTGTAATTGTATCTGTTATTGTATTAGCTAATTGTAATTGTTGATTGTAAGCCTTTAATGCATCTTTACTTTTAATTGTTTGTTGTGCTAAATAAGCATTTATAAAAGCTGGATTTTTATCTGATACATTTTGTTTTGCTGCAGGAGCATCTATAAATGTTCTTAATAAAGGTGTTGCCGTTCTTCTTTGCGCCCTTGTTGGATGTACCGAGTGTTCATACTCGTAAATCATTTCTTTAATGTCCTGTGATAAACCAGCAACTGCAGTTCTTTGCTCTTTTACTGATTTGCCAAAATTTTGAAATGGATTTTTTGTATCTAAAGCAAGTGTATTTAGTAATTGATTATTTAAATCAATAATCCCATTTTTTAAACTAATTGCTTCTGCTCTTGCTTCTTTATTTGCATCTTTAGCATTAGATATTGCAAGTTGATAACCAATTGCAACACCAGTTACACCTTGATATGCATTTTTTTGTTTTTCTAAATTATCATAGTAATCTCTACCACTTTGTAATATCTTTTTATTTGCTTCATTTAAAGCAATTGTTTTATTAGCAATTTCATCAATAAATCTTGCTGCTATGGCTTGATTAACTAATGCTTTTGTATATAAATCAACTGCTATTCTTGCTTGGTCAACAGTTGTAATTGTTGATGCATAAGCACTATTTACTTTTGCTAATTCAGCTACAACTGCCTTAAATGCTTCTGCTCTTTTTTGCTCACTAACATTTGCATTTTCACTTATTGATAAATATGCTTGTAATTTTACACCTGTTTCAGTTGCTTGTGCAGTTGCATCATTCAAACTTTTTGCAAATTTATCTTCTGCTTCAGATGCTTTATTTGTTCCTTTTATAAAATCAGCTATTTTAGGACCAAATGCAACAATGATAGAAGAAACTGCACCTAAAGCTAAACCAATACCAGCTGGACCAATTAAACCACCTGCCATTGCTTTTAATGCACCACCTGTACTACCAGCCTCAACTTTTAATTTTTGAAATGATTCTAATAAAGGATTTAAGTTATTCGCAATACCTATAAATCCATAAGGAGCATCTTGTGCAACTCTTGATAAGTTTGATAAAGCATAAGTAGCTGAATTACTTGTACTTGGCAACGTTTTAAACGCATTACCCAATTGATTTGTTGCGGTAACTGTTTGTTGAATATTTTGTACCGCTTGTTGATTGTCTGCGGTTATCGTAATTTTTAACGTTTCTTGTGCCATTTTATTATTTTACTCCATACAACTTTAATGTCCTTGCCAATTGTTCTTGTGTCAGTTTTGGCTTATCATCTTCAACTTCATCACTTGGCAAAGGAAAAAACGATTTTAAGCTCTTTGGACTTTTCTCACTTGTATTTACTTTATAAATCAAATAAGCCACCATCCTTGTTCTTTCCCATTCCCTTACCTCTTTGTTTTGATAAGCAGTTTTATATAATAAAAATTCTCGCCACGTCAATTGCCAAAACTCGTTAATCGTTAAGCCAACTTCAATAGCGAGAATAATTATTGAGTCCCAACTATAAAACCCTAATTTTTTTTTTCTTCCGTTTCCTTTTCTGGCTTTAAATCTGGAGTCATTGAGTCTTGCATATATTTCATAAACTCAACTAATTGTCCATCTTTTGCAGATAACCCACCAACTTGGTCAATCCATTCGCACACCTCAAACTCATCAAAGTCAATAGGCTTTTTAAGGCTCTTGCATCCACTTTCTGCTGCGGCTTGTACGATATGAACGATTGTATCTAAGTCATAAACCCCTCCAGATAAAACCTCAATTAGCTGCATTAGATTTTTATTCTCTAATTCGCAAAACCTTTTCATAGCCCAAGTTCCCCACTTTAGGTGGATTGTGTTGTTGTCAGTCTTTAATTCGTACATAGTTTTTTATTTATTATACAGTTTCAGTTTGTGCAATAGGAGGAACACTTACTACGAAAGTTGCAGTAAATTTAACATCATCTTTATCGTCAGCAGTTACACCGAAATCGCTAATAAACACTAAAGAACCAGCACCACCATAAGTGATATCACCTGCAGCTGGAGTTGCTTTACCCATCTTAATTGCGAATAAAGTCTTAGCAGCGTGTGCAGTATATAATTGTTGGTAGCTATCTTTAGATGGTGTACCTGTTTCATCAATTGCAAAACCTTCACACTCAAAAGATTGAGAAAAAGAAGGTGCTGGAGTGTACTCGTTGCCACACTTAGATGTTGCATCTATTGTGTCATTAGTTGATGTTAAAGAGTTTGTAGTCAAACAAGCAACAGGCTTGAATGTACCATCATTGTTTATGTCAGCTAAGAGGATATAATCTCTACCGCTTACTTTTGTTTCTGCCATTTTATTTAATTTTAAATTTGAGTTATTATTATGTTATAAGTTATCAATACTCTAAAAACGTTATCTAAAGGATTTAAGCCATCTAAATTTCTAATACTTTCTACACTTAAACTTGATGCACCAAAACCATTTGACAAGGTTATTGTTGTATCCGAGTTTATATCTTCTAATATCAAATCGCTTATAGCTTCAGCACGTTTATAACCAAAGTTAGCATTTTTTGTAATAATATCAACTGTGATTGAAATACTATTTGTATATCCTTCTTTGCCTTGCTCTTGGCTTGATGTCCTACCTGTCATTACAATATACTCATTACCTGCACCTTCTGGAGCAAATCCATCGTAAACAACCAATCCACTTGCACTTGTCAAGTTAGTATAAAACCATTTTTTTATTTCTATATTAGGATTTAACATCTAACAATTTTTTTAGTCTTTGTATTAATTTTGGCTTTTCCGTTTCATACGAAGGTATTAAAAAAGGTTGAGGTCGCATTCCTTTTTGTAATATACTCCTTGCAATAACATAAGCTAATCCTCTATCATTTTTGCCATCGCCAATGCCTTTACGCTTAACCCATAAAGTCAAAGCATCAACAAAGTCCTTGAATTTGCCGCCTTTTTTACCTTTAAATTGTGCTGCATAAGATGTAAAGTCAGCTGGAACATTTACTTGTGGACCAGTACCAAATTCTACATAAGGCGAATAAGATGCCTTTGATTCAACCCCAAATGTTAATTGGCTTTCTTGTACTAAAGCTATTTGATTCCTTAATTGCCCGAAATTAACAGGAGCAAGTCTTTTGGCATCGGTTAATATCTTCAAAGCGGAAGCGTTAATCTCATCACCAACATCTTGCTTTAATTTCCCATCAATGTTCTTTAAAGCATCTTGAATGTCTTTTAGTCCATTTAAGTTAACGCTAAATGCCATTACTTGTAAATTATTAACTCCAAGAACCTATTTTGGTTCTCTACGTTCTTAATGGAATGTATTGTAAATCTATCGCCTTCAACCTCTACTTCATCCGAATCTGTTATAGTAGCTCCAAAACGAATATAAAGCCTATTTCTTTGGTCAAATTGCAATTCTGCCTCTCCTACCTCACGAACTTGATTATCTGGTCTTAAATCGCCCCAAACAGTGCTTTGTAGGGCAAACGTGGTTGTGTATCCACCTTGACCATCACTTGTTCTTGTGGCAACATAGATTTTAACCTCACGGGTCATCGTGTTGGCATCAACGTAATTTGCTTTCGCTTTTCCTAACTTCATATTATAAAATTGGGCTTATTCTTGTCCATCTTTGACACGCTTTCCAAGATTTTTCACAAATACCGGAATCGCCATCTAATCCTCTATTCTCATAGTCATAAGAGATTTGGTCTAATATGGCTAATTTAAGGTCTTTAGGGATAGTTGTATAACCAGCCTCATAAGTAGCCTTTAAATTGGCATATCTTGGTGAAACTAATTTAGGAAACTCGTTGCCTATTAATTGTAAATTAGGAGTTGTAACCTCTAATCCGTCTTGCTCCATATCAAACAACTCAAACGTATCAAAATCAACTGGTCCAAAAGGAATTTCAAAATTACCACTCACATTGTTAAAATAAGTAGTGATGTCTTTTGGTATTAAACTCAATCCTGTTGCCACTTCAATAGCTTCCCTTGCTTGTGTAATCATTAACGTAATTAAAGTATCTTCAGCGGTTGTAGTAACACGGCAATATAATTTTGCTTCTGCTAAAGTAACTGGCTCAACTATTGGTGCGATAGGAACGGCACTAAAGTCATTAATATAATTATTATAAGACATACCCTTTTTTTACAAAATTACTTAATTTATTCCAATAAAAAACCCCCACCGAATTGGTAGGGGTCATTATTTACTAAACCTTTAGAACTATACGTTACCCATATCTGCATAGATAGCAGATGTAGTCAACATTAAGTTGATGTCTTCGTAACACTCAATACGAGCAGTTACCAAGTTCTTTTGGAAGTTTTCGCCATTCTCGTAAGAGAACTCGATAGCTAAACCTTCAACTTCAACTCTTTCTAAGTAGCTTGCGTCAAAGATTAATACCTTGTCATCAGTTACCCAAGAAGCAGATACAACAGGTACACCCCAGATTGTGATTCCGCCATTAGGGTTTACAACAACTGAACCAGAACCAGCATAGTAACCAGCAGCGATAGTTGCTTTCAATAAGCGACCCATTTGTGTTTGAGATACTAAAGCATAAGAAGGAACAAAGTTCGCAGTCTTTTGGTTGCCGATGTAATCAATCAATTGTAATAAATCATCTGTTTCAGCAGTTGTAGTTGAACCAGTTGCAGCACCAGATACAGTTGAGAAGAACGCAGCGTTTTCAGCCTTGAAGAAATCTCTTTGTAACATTCTTGGTAAAGTCTGAGTCATAAATGGTAAAGACTTTAACATTTGCTTAGAGAAAGTAGAGAAACCAGCAAGGTAATCGTTTACAACTTTAACTTCTGTTAAAGAGTAGTTGTTCTCACCTTTGTTAGAACCTTCAGTTTGAGCAGCGATGTTGTTAGTCAAACCAGCGTTCTCACGATAGTAAACATACAATCCGCTTTCGCTTCTTACTGTTGGGATTAAATCTCTAAAGTTTAAACTTTGAGCAGGTTGGATAGCTGGATTTGGAGCATAAGATGCTTGAGCATCACCAGTTAAGTTACCGCTTAAAGTCATAGTCTTAACGTCAGATAAATCCAAACGGAATTTACCATTGTTCTTTAAAGACTTTTCCATTGCATCGAATTGACCATCTAATTTTTCTAAGATAACCTCATCCATGAATTTAACTTCTTTCTTAGCAGCTTTCTTTTGTGCAGCTAATTGTCCGTCGATTTGTTTTTGTAACTCGTCTTTTACAACAGTTACTTGTGCAGATACCTCTTTAATTTGAGCTTCTGCATTAGCTTGAAAACCTTTAAGGTTCTCTGCCATTTCGTTGATTAAATTTTCCATTTTTACTTTTTAAATAGATTGTTAAATTGCTTAATTGCCTTTAATACTTCCTCATTATTCTTTTCTTCTACCACTGGTGTCGGCTCAACTGCTTCTGCGGGTTGAGTGATTGTTTCAGTAATTTCCAAAGCCAATAACTCGGCTTGTATTTGTTTTATTTGAATCTCCATTAAAGCAAAGGTGTCATCTGTGAATGTACCACCTCTAAATGCCTTAATTAAGTTTTCTAATCTTATTGATAAATTTTCTTTAGTTTCTTTGAACTCACCCTTGAAACCCAATGTTGGTGTTTCTGGATTAGCACCCCAAAGAACCGCAGAACCTTCATATAGTTTTAATTCAGTAATTGTACGCACACCAGTCTTTTGGTTTACATCCGACTTTAACGTACTAAAACCGATTGAGTGTTGATTGATTAAACCAGCTTCATACAACTTGATTGCATCTTCGCCACATTCAGTTTCTATTAAGTCAGTAACCGCAACAAGCATATCGCCTTCTATGTATAACTCTTTAGGCTTACCCAAAGTGTGTGCCATATCAGCTTTGTGGTCTACTAAAGACCAAATCATATTCTTGCCCTTTGGTCCACGTTCTTTGATAGTCTTGGTAAACGCTTCGGCAACGATAATATCGTTATCCAAATCAACGTTCCCAATTCTTGACCAACACGCTTTTACTGTTCTTGATTCTGGCTCTATATCCAAAATCATATCATTGTAGCTTTTGTTTTCAATCTTACTCATATAACAAAGTTATTAATTTTTTTTAATCTGCTAACAAATCTCTTATTAAGTTAGAAATTTGCATCAAAGCCACGTTATTTATTAAATTCCATACTAACCCCATATCGCCCATAGGTGGGTTATCCTGTAACCTTTTTGGCTTACCATCTGTTCCTCTTACGGCTTCATAACCTAACGTACAACGGCAGTTGATAACATCACCAGCACTTCCGCTTGGGTCGCAAGGATGTAACATTTGCTCAAAACCGCCATTCTTAGTTTTAACATTAAATTTTTCATCATAAGGTACTTTTATTCCATCCATATGAAAATGGTCAAACATATCTCGTGGCACTCGCCTTGTTCGGTTATCCCTCGCTGCTATCCATTCCTTCATAGTTACAAGTCCAGTTGCAGCCGTGCCTACCATAGAACCAATGTTCGCTGCTCTACCTGTTTCCGTTCTTGCTATCATTTCGGCTCGGTAGTCCGTTATACCAGCCGTTCTTAATAGCTTGATTGTTTCTTGCATTGTCAAACCTTCTTCAACCGACTTGATTAAGTATTGTTGAATTTGGTTCTTTGTTGTTTGTGTTATTTCAGCAGCTATATTATCTAATCCTTTTAATTCAAGATAAGTCAACATCACATAAGTAAACAAGTCAGTTTGCTTACTTTTAAATTCCTCTGGTCCGTAATAACCTTTAACCGATTTAGAAACGTTTTTCTCGGCAATTTGTGCCATCTTAACGCCCATTGCAATATGAACGTTTTGGATGGTCTTTTTTATCTTCTTATCGCTTATAGCGTTTAAATCTTGGGTATCGCAATAAGTATCTACTTGCCTTTGTAGTTCTTTCTTGAACTTAGGCGAATAGGTTTTTATTGCGTTTGCATATAGTTTTCTATAATCTTGCCAAATCATTTGTTCGGATTGTATGCCCAGTTCTTTAAGGAAATATCCCTTTTAGATGGACACTCTTTGTTTACAGGTTTACCTTGCTCCATATTTTTCATTCTACTAACAAAGCTAATCGTTCTATTTGCCGACTTAACTTCATTTGCACCCCAATCCGCTTTTTTCTTGCTCAATAAATTTAAGTTCCTATTTACTGGACTCCTGTCTAATGAAGCTAAACGTGAGCATTTAGTTTCACTCCAAGCCTTTAACTCCGAGTAAGACATATTTACTGTTTCGTGATACTTTGCGTAAACTTCATCAATAACCTCTTGAAGGTCGGCTTTTAGGTCAACCTTTAAATCAAATAACTTATCAATAATCTCTTGGCTATTCATTTGGTAGCGTTAATGGTTGAAATTCATCTGGACTTTGTAAACTTGAAGGAATGTATAATTTTTCCATTTCAGCTTGGTCTATGTAAGGTGGAATCTCTAATCCCATAATATCCATCTTTTGCTTTGGTGCAATCCACCAAGCCTTATCTAACCATTCAACTTGCTCTGCTTTGTTAGCTTCTAATTCGCCATAAACAGTTGGGTCAAAGTCAACATAAATGTCAGTTCCACGATATCCCCAATCACTATGTAATTTTCTATTTAAGTTATCTCTAATACCAACCAACAAAGGAATCGCACAACGAACTGTCAATGCTTTCTCACCTTCCCTTTGGTTGTTGTAAGTCTTATTGTCAGCATCGTTTAACAATTGAGATGGTACTCCGTAAATGTTACAAAGTGCTTTCATATCCCACTTTTCACTTTCAATGATGTCTAATTCAACAGGACTCAATCCAATTTGTTTCCAGTCAACTTTATAACCACTAACCGCAATTGAATTAAAGTTAGCAGAGCCACCTTTTTCGCTTACCGCTCTTTTAAGTGCTTGTGCTTGTTGTGTTCCACTTATAGGGTCAAACCTATCATCATTCATAAATAAAACTCCAGCTGGACCACCATTCTGGAAAGATGCAACCGCCGCAGTCTTGGCTTCGTTTGAACGAGTCAAGTTTTTCGCAGCAGCCATCAATGGTGATTGACCATATAGTTGATTCCCAGTTGTATTCCATTGTAAGTTTATGTATTTATCTTGTAGTACCTCTTGTTTAGTAAAGTTCCAAAGTGGACCATAATTTAATTGATAACCGCTAATCGTTGGAGGGAAGTTTTGAATGTCCGCTAAGACATACATATACTGCGAAGGCAAAACGTACATTTCATACGGCTTACCATTGTTATTACCACCTTCAATCATCTTTGCGTAAACAAAAGAATTACCTGTAACTAATTTAAAAGTACACCAAGCCTCAACGAAATCGCCAAATGTATCTTCCTCGTTAGGATATTTTAATAACTCGTTTAATCTTGCATCACCTGTATATATTTCAAATGCTTTCTTATGTAGCTTTTCAACATCCTTCCAGTTCTCAATCTTATCTGGTTGGCTCATTAAAGCCTTGTATTTCTTTGCAGAAGTTTCATCCACTACTTTGTAAACGTGGAATGGAGCAAGTTTTGCTTTATCCGCAATTAATTTCACGATTGAATAAACTATATCATTTGCTGAATAACCATCATTTACGAAACTAATGTTATCGCCACCTTGCCAAGTAATTATCCCTTGTTGTATTGCTACTTGTCCGTTAAAAGGAATTTGTGGTAGTACAGTTGATAGTTTTTGTCTTTTAGTAAAAAAGTCAAGTAATCCCATTATATATGAATTTTAACAAAGTTAGACAATTTATCCTAAAATACCGACACCTCAAATTTAGGCTTGGTTAAATGTGTAAACACGGCATACCTACAAGCATCCATCAAGTCATCATTTGCCTTTACAGGTTCTTCAATTACGTTATCGTTTTTATCCTTTTTCCATTTGTAAGACATAAACTCCCTTCTTAGGTTTTTGCTATTGTAGTGCAAGTTTATTGGATAAGATTTCATTTTAACTATTCCTGCCCATACATCCTTTTGCGCTGGTTTGATATTAAATCCTTGTCGGTAAAGTTCCTCAATAGACTTAGGCTCGGCTGCATCGGCATAGATTGTAGCTCGTTCTGGTAGCTTTTCTTTAATCAGTCTTGATAGGTCGCTTAAAGTCAGTCCGCTTTGGTAAACTATTTCCTCAAAGTAGTTTTGTCCTTCATAGTGCGTAACCTTAACTAAAGCAGCTGGGTGAACATAACCAAAGTCTAATCCGTAAAACACATCCCCATTTGGTGCTTGGTCATATTGCTTCCATTGAGTATAAATAATTTCCTTTGCTGACCCTCGTTCACCTAATCCGTAAACCTTCCACATAAAGTCATCCGGTAAGTCCTTGTATTGCTCAATGTTTTTTATTTGGCTTTCACTAAGGTTTGAGATATTGTTTAGGTAGGTAGAATGGATGCGCTTGTTATTTGGGTTATCTGCTACCTCATATACCCAAGAAATAAAGTCGGCTGGATTCCAGTCTAAGAATGCTTGTCCTGTTGTACGAATTAAAAGCTGGTCAAATAAAGCCTTACTAATTAGGTTTGCCTCATTTACGAATAGTATATCCCTTGCTGGTCCTTTTGCTTTATCTGGGTCTTCTAATCCAAATAACTCAATGTATGAGCCGTTCTTAAACGTATAAATAAAATCCGTGTACCTAAAATCCTTTTCATCCCAAATGTTCCATTGCTCCAATATGTTTTTGAAATCCCTATAAACACCTCGCTTAATATGTGGTAAGGAATGTGATACGCACGAAATTCTTGTATTAGGGTTGGTTAAAGCTATGTGGATTAGCAACTGAACAACGGAATAACTTTTGCTTGACCTTGACCCACCTTCATTGCATATTATCGGATACCCATCCTCGTATGCCTTTTTATTGGCATAAAAGACTGGAGTAGCCTTAATCTTTAATTGGTTGACAATCTGCATCTGGTTCTATTGTGATTTGCACATTACCCTTTATGTCTGCGGTGATGTCGGTTGTTTGTTTAGGTCTGCCTTCTAATCGGTCTAATAGTATTTCGTAAGCCTTTAAATCGCCCTTTCTTGCCTTTGCTATGATTTGCATATCTAACTGCTCGGCTATTGTAAATTCCTCATCTTCGCCTGTTACTGGGTTGCGTACCTTAGTAACCAACTCCAATAAACGTAATAGTCTTGTCTTGCTATTAGGCACACCTTTTGGTCGACCATTAGGGTTTGCTACTTGTCCTTTCTTAAATGGGGTTAAATTCTGTTCATTTGCCATAATTTCACATTTGTTTCACTATTTTACAAAGCTACCCCATTCTTCTTGATTATCAAGGTTGGGTCAAGTTTTTTCATCCTGTCTACAATTACTTGGCAGTATTTTGGGTCTAATTCCATACCATAGCATTTGCGTTTAAGTTGATGCGAAGCTACCATTGTTGAACCAGAACCTAAGAAGAAATCAAATACTAAACTATTTTCGTTTGAACTAATCTTCATTTCATTTGCAATTAATTCTATTGGTTTCATTGTTGGATGCAATCCTGTTTCTCTACCAAACTCCAAACATCTTGAATAGTTTACATCCTTTAATCCATTATTCCATATAGCAGACTTTCTAAATAGAAGTAAATATTCTATATCTGGTCTATGTGAATCCCCAATTGGAATGGCATTTGGCTTTTTCCATATTAGAACATTAAATGAATAACCACTATCTCTTGCCCATACTAAATAATCTGGTAATAATTCCTTGTTGCAAAATATGTATGCGTTTAATTTATTTTTATCAAATATCAATGGCAATACTTGTAAAAATTCAGTTGGTTCAAAGTTTGCTATAAATTCTATGTCTTTCCCTTGCTTTTTTAATCCTTGACCAATACTACCCTTACATCCTCCTTCAGTTTCTATTTTATAAGGTGGGTCAGTAAATACCATATCAGCCTTTTGTCCATTCATTAGCTTTGCCACTTGGTCGCTATCTGTACTATCCCCACAAAGTAATCTGTGTTCGCCTATCTCAAATAAATCGCCTAAGACAATATCCGTTTCGCTTCCGCCATCTGGAACGGCAAAGTCATCTTCTTCTGCCTCTAATACAGTTGCATCAAAGTTTGGTATATCTAAACCCCATTCGGTAAGTAATTGTTCATCCCAATTGTTTGCTAAGTCATCCCAATCCCATTCACCATATCCTAAGTTATCCTTTACTATAAATTCCTTCTTTTGTTCTTCGGTTAGTTCTTTAGCTTGTTTTACAGGTACATCTTTTAACCCAGCTTCAATACAAGCCTTTAGCCTCATATTGCCACCTAAAACAATATTGTTTTCATCTATTACAATAGGTCTAAGTTCAAGCATTTGAGGAAAGTCTTGGATTGACTTAACCAGCTTCTTAAACTTGTCATCCTTGATGATTCTTGGATTGTTGGGGTTAGGTTTGATTTCGTTGATGTTCATTATCTGTTTTTTGTTTGTGTTCGTATTGATGGCATTTGTATAATTGGCTTCTTTTTGATTTGCTCAAAGCCTACAAAATTACCACACTTATTGCACTTAAATTGAATCGTAGTTAGCTCGTTTTCCCAAGCATATCCTTCAACTATGGATTTGCACTTACAGGTGTATATTCTTTTACTTAAAGTATTTTTCATCGCCCTTGTTTACGATATGGCTTAACCGGTTTATCCTTTGGACCAGATGTCTTTTTGTACTTGCCACACTTTCTTTTGCCAAAGCTGACTTTGTTATTGCTGCTTACTTTCGCCATATTTATTTATTAAATCTGCCATAAAATCAAATCTTTGTTCCTGTGTTTCGCCAAATACATAGTGCGTAGTACCATCAATCTCAAAAACATAGCAAGGATAACCTGCTATTTCTTGCTCTTTGCACGTTTCAAATATGTTTGATTCTAAGGTCATTTATATTTTTCTATTATTTCTTCTAATTCGCTTCTTTGCCATTTCTTTAGCCTATTGTTAACCGCCTCAAACTCCAATTCTTTAACCGCTTTTTCACCAATCCTTTCTACTAAGCCTATTCGGTACATTGCTTGGTTGCCGTGTTTGAACATATTGCATCCAGCACATTGCAAATGGATATTCCATTCGTTAAACCTTAAAGCCGAATAACCTTTAACTGGAAAATAATGCCCAGCTTGATTACCATTGTAGCTTCCGCAACTAATACAAGGCAATCCTTCATCTCTTTTCCTTATATACGCATTAACTACCTTTTGGGTCTTTTCTAACAACTTTGGTAAAGGTATCAATGGCATAAAGCAAAATTAGGGTTACTTTTTCAATCTAACAACACATAATCGGTTATTATGCTTGTAGCGTTTTTTGTTTATTGGGTTCATATAGGTCATTATGGTCTTGTAGTCAGTACCTAAAAACCTTATAGCCTTTGCTATTGACCTAAACCATATTTCTTCTTTTGTATCTAAATAAATTAATTTAACCTCAATGTTGTTGTCTATTCCTGTCATCTCAATAATCGTTTTATTTCAAAGTATAAATGTGCCGTTAAATAAATGCAACAAGCTAAAGGAACGCTAATAAGTGTAAACTTTAATAGTTCGTAAATAAATGTAAGTTGTTTCATATTGTGTGTTTTTTATAGTATGTCAAGTTTTTTAACATATTTTGTAAATCATTTCTATTGTAAGTGTATATCTTGATTTTAATAGTTCTATTATTTTTCAATAGTTCTTCAATTTGATTATAGAAATATGGTAAATCTTTATTACCTCTAAAGTTATTACACTCATTACATACCCATACAAGATTTTCAAGCTGATAATTTCCTCCTTTAGATAATGGTATTATATGCTCTTTAGTTTTATAATTACTTTCAGTAAATATTCTTTCACAATAGTTACACCTTGTACTGTTAAAATTTATTGACATATTGTTAATTTAAAAAACCACCCCAAGTTCCCTAATTACTATCTTGGTTAAAAATATTTAATTCTTGAGGTGGCTATAATTGGTTTTGTAAAAATAAGTACAAAGTATATCTTTTGCACTCGTTTTTGATAAAAATTTCGTTATTTAATTTCTCTAAGTCTTTTGGTGTTTTAGCCATCACCTTGTAATGCGCTATTATCTTTTTCTTTATTTGGTGAGCTTTATCTTGACTTAGATTCTCCTTGTTTAGTTCCTTTCGTTTCCATAGTACATCAAAAGCCATTGTATTTAGCAACTCCCAGCCTCTTTTAGCCGACTTATTCCAATTTTCGTACAATGCCTCAATAATTTCATCATCATTAATTTTAGGCACTTCTATTGGTTGCGGTTCTACATAGGTTTTTTGTCTTACTTGCAAAGCTATCGGCTTATAAGCTGCCATCACATCACCAAAGAATTTAGGGGTAAACATAATCGCTTTGTCAACTGATAATTTCCCCATTGCGTAAAGTTCAAAAGCTACTCCAAGTTCCTTTAGTTTAAAGTTTCCATAATTCTTAATAACAAATTCGCAAAGGAATTGAAATAGTTCTATTGTAGGTGTTTGACATCCGCTTAAAGCAATACAGGTCTTTAAATGTTCTTTTACCTCAATCGGTGAGCATCTGCTAACACTCATAGTTTCTAAAGCAACTGCAACCTTTTGTTCGTCTAAATCAAGTTTAGAGATTCCATAAGTTTGAGGCTTGTTGTTCAGAGTAAGTGAGTTTTCTACCAATATTAGGTGTTGTTCTAATGATTTCATCGTTCCAAGATTTGTTGTTTATAAATGTTTCTGGGTTTTTACGGAATTGTTTATCTGGTTTTGACTGTTTGTAAAGTTCAAGATAATTCATTGCATTTTGCCTTTCTTCATCGGTT